ACTTCATTGAACAGCACTCTTGCATCCATGTTAGGTCTTGTTATACCCATATCATAAAAATACTTTATAACGTTTTCAATATATGTTCTGTTGTTGATTGCTTTTGAATCTAAAACTATATTTGAGAAATTGGACTTTAAGAATGTTTCAAAATCTGATTCCGTAATAAGTCTGTTCTGACTATAAAATGTTTTAGGTGCATTGGTTCTAATATCTTGAACACTCTCACCTGCATTTGGTTGTGATGAGCCTACATTGTTTGTAAAGTTAATATAACTTGCAAGTGTTGGGGTAATGTAGTTTAATGACTGATTTAAAATGCTTGGTGATAAAGTATTGAATTGAGGTGTAGCAAAAAAGTTAAGTGTGTTGTTGTTTAACTGATTAGCAGAAATAACGCCTGCTGCACCGTCACTTTGTAGATAGTAAACATAAAGTGTATCACCTGCGTTTAATTTGTGGCCAAATACCCCGTTACCGAACTTTAATTCATAATAACCATTTTCATTATAACGGCATTCATAAGCAAGTGAACTACTATCTTCTAAAAATACTGAATTGGTTAGGTTGTATTGTGAATAGGCCCCTGTGCTTGCATCCTGAATATAAACATTAATACTACCCTGGTCAATATTAATAGGTTGGTTAGTGACATTATCTGTAACTACTAATGTAAATGTTTCAAAAGGCTCACCTGTTGCAACCTGTGCTGGGTATTCTATATACTTACCCTGGTATAGTAAACTTTCATTGTACAATGAAGTTAAATCTTCTGTACCAGTTACAGACGTTTTACTAAAAGTTATGTCTTTAACAAATGAATAATATATACCATTTACTGTGAAGTATGAATACCTTGGAATTGTGTAAATGTTAGCTGGTAAACTTACATTTGCATTGGCCTGAAATGTTAAAAGTGCTGTTTGGTAACCTGTAGGTGAATAACCTATAAGTTTTACAAGCCTGTTCATGTTCTGATATAACAGAGTCTGGTCAAACATGGACTCACTACTTGTTGAATTCAAGTAGAAAAGCAAGTAGTGATAAGAGAGAGCAATTACGTCGTTAAGGGCACTAATATTACTACCTTCATATACTTGATCAGTAAAGATGCCGCCTTGTGTTAACCTGTCAATGATTAATTGTTTTAAAGAAAGAGCATCAAACGTTGCATAGCTTGTTCTAGGCAATGTGTAATCCGTAAGTTGTGTAATGTTTTGTGCCATATTAGTTGTAGTAGAAACCAGACTTGTTTAAAACCCCAACAATATTTACTTGCTGGACGTTAAATTGTGGTACAGAGATGTTAAACCCTATAGTATATTGATTTTTATCAGGATCTGGTGTAACGTTAATATTGTTAATAACCACTCTTGGTTCAAATTTTTGGATACCTAATACTATAGCATTGCCTATTAATAATGCTCTATCATCAGTAACAGGTAAAAATAGTAAATCAGAAAAGTTAATGCCAAATAATGGGTTTAATGGTTTTTGACCTGGTGTGGTTGTTATTAAATTGGATATGCTATTGTATATAGCACCTAAATTGTTATCAACTTTTATGTCCGAGATCTGCGGTACCTTGTTTAATTGATTACTATACGTGTAGTTTAGTGTCAAATCCAGTGTCAAATCGGTATAAACAGTTGAATTGCTGTTACCAGAGTTAACATTCTGTAAGATATTTAAATTTAAACCAGCCACATAGAATATTTATGTTTAAAACAGAAAATTACGAAGATAGACTAAATAATAATATATGCCTAATAAGTTCTTAACGCTCGTAGAAAACAATATTACTAGATACACTAATGGTGGTATGCTAGTGGGTGATGTGGTAGAATTAGCTAGTGGTTATAAGAGCGATGAGCACTTTAAGAAATTATCAGATGATATGAAGAAAGCTATCACTGATTTCTTCCATATGTCTGATCTTAACAAACGTATTGTCGCCATCAAAACACGTTATCCAAGTAAGAATCCAGGTGATGAAGACAATAGAGGCGATTGTTTTTCAGTAGAGGTTGCTGCAGAAACAGCTCCAGGCCGTAAAGATTACGAACATAAGATAGCAGTTCCAAGTACAATTTTAAAAGTAGTGCCACAAGATGGTTCAAACCTACCTCGTATTCCAACGAGTATGAGAAAGGCTGAAAGAATTAATCATAAGCCAGTAACACCAGAAGAAGATGAACAAGTACCAAACAACCCTTACGTTCAGACTTTAATGACCCAAGATGGTGAAAAGCTTACCCGTGGTGATAAGGCTTTAGCAAATGTAAACATTCCAATTCCAGCTAGCCCAGCTGTTGGTCATAAATCACAAGAAGTAAAAGGCTTTTCTAAAGTCTATACAAAGCTACCAACTAAACTTAAATAAGTTTTTGTAGTTGGCAGTAACAAGCAAAGGAATTAATTTCCTTATCCAATACAATAACATCTCTATACAAGTACTCTGCAATTGTAACTATAACTTGTCTCTTGTTTTCGTCTTTTAAATCAGACTCGTAAATGAAATTAAGATAGCTCTTGAGTAAAGTTCCGTAATCACCTTGAAACTCAGTTTCATTGTCAATCAAATACTTTCTAAGTTCCATTAACTTACCAGTCTTTACATAATCATGTATTTTAGAGGTTATAGAGTTCCTATCTACGTTCTCTTTTATAGTTAAAGTTCCTGTTACACAGTACTTTTGCACTGTATTAATGATCTTTCTAATATCTGGGTAGTTATCTTTAAATAGTTTTCCTAATTTCTGCTTTTCATTAGAAGGTATATTAACTCCTTCCTCTTTCATTATATGGATGACTCTATTTACAACGTCTGGCAAATTAGGGTTTAAATCAAAATACTGAGTCCTGCTTTGTATAGCAGGAATGATCTTATGTTTATAGTTTGCAGTAAGAATAAACCGGGTATAACCACTGTATTCTTCCATGGTATTACGTAAAGCTCTTTGCCCATCAATGGTAATACCGTCAGCTTCATCTAATATAACAACCTTTATGTTCCCATCAATGCTCTTAGTTTGAGAAAAACCGCTAACCTTACTTCTAATAGTATCAATACCGTTCTCATCAGATGCATTAATGTACAAGTACTGGCATTTGAGTATGTCCTGCACTATAATCTTAGCTATAGTAGTTTTACCAATGCCGGGAGTTCCGACAAATAGTAAATTAGGAATCTCACCCTTTAATGCTTTGAAATAGTTCCTATTCTCTGGAGAGAGTACCATCTCATCCAGAGTACTAGGCCTATACTTTTCTACCCACAGGTTATTAAACATATTATTTTGTAGTTTTATCTGATGATCCGAAACCCTTATCACCTCTAGCTGTCTCACTTACTTGATCAGTCCATTCAACGTCAGCCTGAATTAATGGATAAACAATTAACTGAGCTATCTTATCTCCAGGCATAAACGTTTGAGCAGTGTCTAAGTAATTATACAACTTAATGCCCATATCTCCACGGTAAGGATTGTCAATAATACCGAAATGCGGGAATATGCTCTTTTTAAAGCCTACTCCTGAACGTCCTTCAACTCTTAACCAATACCCTGGAGTAATGTAAGCAAGTTTTAAGCCTACTGGCACTACTGCAAACCCTCTTGCAGGTATTGCAGTTGTTTCAACACAAGTTAAGTCTAAGCCTGAATCACCTGTATAAGGGTCTGCATGGTTGAACTTAGGTAGTACAGCCAATTCATGTGTCTTTATAAATTTAATAGTAACTGGAAACATAGATACAGTCATTATAACACCGTACCAGTTTAATTCAACAGATATTAAGATAAATATCTATATGGCTGACGAAAATGATATGGATGATGCACTTAATCAACTTGTTGATCAATTGCAAAACAACACTATTACTAAACCTGCACCTAAAGAGGAACTTAACATAGATAAAGATAACTTGGAAAAGTTCCTATTACAGTACTCCGGTAAATTGGTTAAGGGGAGCGTGGAGTTTGTAGACGATATTAAAACTTATATATCATCGGCTCCTGATGCAAAGGAAATTGCAGCTGTTGCGGAACTTATAGCCTCGTCTGCATCAGCTATTGAAAGTTTAAACAAGATTTTAATTAGCAATAAACAACATGAGTCTAAAGTTGCGTTAAAGAATATGGATATTGAAAGTAAAAAGCAACTACAACAGATTGATATGCAGGGTAAGTTCCTAATGAATAGAGAAGAGCTTTTGAAAAAGCTTTTAGACGATGCTAAAATTATTAATGTTGAAACTAAGGAACTTTAAACTGTAGCAGTATTGGTAGTAGAGTATCCTAGTATGTCTGATGAAGCATATTGCTTTTTGTTAAGTAGATTCTTTAATATATCTACGTTCTGACACATACCTTCAATATCAGTAATTGTGTACTTAAAGAATATAGCACTTCTATCTGGGTCCTGATCTTTAGGATTTATTTGTCCGAAGAATAAAACAAACTGGCTCAAGTTACCAAGTATTGCATTCAATGTGGTTAATATTGGAATCTGGAACAATATAAGTCTATTGTAGTAAATTACATCAGTTACAAGGTTAGTTCCGTGTGAGTAGGTTGCTGTAAATGGGTTAGTAAAATCATCCTGTAATCCTGATAAATTTTGCTTTATTAAAGGATCATTATAGTAGCTAAATGTCTTAGCAATTGCTAACTCATTTTGGGATAGTTTATTTACTGCTGTTGCAGGAACATTAACTGGGTAAAAATACAGTTCATCAAAAGTATCAAAATACGGACTTACATTGCAGTCCATTACTGATACACTATCTGCCACAAACCCTACATCCTCTGAAAAAGGCTTAAAGTATACGTTGTTTATTATTTGCTGATCTACTATCTGTTTATACTGATCTGAAAGTGATTGATATTTCTCAATAAAATTGAGTATAAAAATGTTATCCATTTGCTTTACACCTGTAACGTTCCCATTAACATCATATGTAGGTATACTAAACCCTGTAGAGTTTAAAACGTTAAACAAATTACCCATTGCTATAAGCATATTAGTGGAAACTTTAGTTTGTTCTAAGTCAATATACTGCTGTAGTTCCCCTAAGTAGTTCCCAATAGCATTTAATATGTTAGTGCTATTGTTATAAAAGTTTATACTTGTATCTTGTACAATGTCAATGTAATCTGGTAATAATGATGTTTTATAACTCATACAACGTCCTCGCTATTCTTTAAGTCAACGAAACTATATGTTTTAACTGCAATAATTTTATCTATAAATTGATTATCGTTTACAAACAAATGCTCAATATCTAGAATAAAGTATATACCTAGGAACTTATTATCAAAGTCATTATCAATATAGGAACCTGACCTGTCAATACTAAAGAAATAACCTGCTTGTCTATGTAAGCCACCCTGTACTGTTATCTCTACACCTAAATTCAATTTTAAGGCTTCTCTTAATAACTGGTTTCTACCAACTGATAGTTTAATAAAGTCGTCATCTTGACCAAAAATTGTAAACACGTTATTGAATAACTGGTTAGTTTTTTGACCGTTATTAAGGATAAGGTGAGGGTAAGGCGATATTTTACCTTTCATAGGCTTTACATAAAGATTGGTAAAATCTTTCTTTACGTTTTCTATGTTACCGCTTGTGGCGTCAATTTTAAATGACTTGTCATCAAAATGATATGTATGAACTAAATTCGTTTTAATATGTTCCTGATATAACTGTCCAGGTGAATTAAAAAATTTAATATCTATAATATCACTCGTTTCACCAAACTCTAAAGCATATTTTGGTTTCTTTAAATCATTCTGTAAAACTGTTTTAATATCTTGACCACCTGGTATGGTTAAATTTTCTAAAAAGTATGGTCCCCCCGCATCTAAACTTTTATTGAAACTTTTACTAAAAATACTACCTGCACTTTCAAATGAATATTCACCGGTATATTGGTTCTTATTTAAAAGTGAAAAGTCTTTACTGTCGCCAGAACTAGCATGATGTGCTAATAAAAATGCTAAGTCATCCATAACAGTGTTGTTGTTAGGAGAGCTATAAAATATTTTGCTACTACCATCATCAAAGTTTTCAGGTACTTGCTTACCATTAACTGTTTGAGTAGCCACACAAGTTGTGCCTAAATTGTCTTGTAAAAGAGCTCTTATTATTTTACCTGTTTGAACTTGTCTGTCATTGTCTGATAAAAATGCTATGTTACTTCCGTCTAACAATGAAGCGCAAGAAAAGAAAGATTTTTTTTCTTTTAACAACTGCTCATCAAAATCCATTAACTTAAACTTTTTTACTTTACCATATTCGTCCGATTCCATGTCTTCTTCATCAGATAATACAAATATAAGCTGTAAACCAAATACCTGATTATAGTCTTCAGTGTTTACATCGTATGGATTTTTACCATTGTCAGCTGGTATTATACTTAGTAATAAAATATCTCTATTATCACCTCTTACCCTGTAACTTTGTAATGATTGAGTAGTGTTGGGTGATAATTCAGCAAGTGTCGGGTCTGATTTATATCTTTCAAAAGCATTGTCTGTATTATCAATTACAATATAACCTTTAAAAAAGGGATCATAAACATTATCATTAATT